GGATCGCTGGGGCTGTCGCAGGCTTGAACACACCAAAGTCCGGCTGCGGCTGCAGCTGCGGCGCTTGGATTGCTGCTGGGATTTGCGGCATGGCTGGCGCTGCCCGTGGCACAGTAGAGCCAAACGACAACGCTCCTAGCGCCGCAGCAGGTATCGCGGAAGCGGGAACGCCCCGGCCAGCGGTGCCGCCAAACGCCATGCGGGGGTCTACGGCAGGCACGCGGCTGAGTGCGTTTTGCAGCTGCGGGCTTGGCGTGGGCAGGTTTACGCCGAGGTTGAATTTCGGCATCTGCGGCATCCTAAACGAATTTGGACCCATGCTCATTAGAACGCGCTCCTATTGTATTGCGGGCCGTACATAAGCACCTGCTCGTTGCCCCTGCCGAAGTTCATGGACCCGCCCAAGCCGCCAAGCATGCCTGCGCCTATGGCCGCTGTTTTCAGCGCTGGGCCAACCACCGGCACCATTTCCAGCCCCGGCGCTCCAAAGCCGATGTAGGTGGACGCCAACCCGCCAAGCGTGTTCAGCAGGCCGCCGCCCTGTTGCTGTTCTGGCGTTTCTTGCGTGGTCCGCGTGGTGTTCGTGAACTGGCGGCCAAGCTGGCTGGCGTTAATCATGTTCTGCATGCGCATTTGCCGTGCCGCGTTCAGTTCCGCGATCTGCTGGCGGCGTGCTTCCAGTTCGGCTTGCTGCTGCGCCTGTTGCGCGTCGCCGATTGCGCCAAGCATGCCCAGCGACTGCAACTGCATCTGCTGCATCTGCGGAGCCAGCCGTGCTTGGGTTTCGGACGCGCCGGTGAGGCCCTGTGCAATCGACAGTTCGCGCGCCAAGTCGGCCTGTTCGGCTTGCAGCATTGACTGCTGCGCGGCCAAGTCGCGGGCCAGCATGGCGTCTTCGTATCCGGTGATCTGGTTCGCCAACTGCGCGTCGCGTTGCAGGGCGGCTTGTTCCAGATTCGACAGCATCCCAGCGCCCTGCAGCTGCCGTGCAAGGTCGGCTTGCTCCATACCGGCGCGGGTTGTGGCAAGGCCAATGTCCGCTGCGCGGTCTTGCTGGAACGCCTGCCCCAGCAGGCCAGCGGCTTGCAGCTGCCGGGCGGCGTCGGTCTGCGCTGCCTGCTGCAGTATAGGGGCGGACGCAGCGGTTACACCCCGTGCCGCCGCGTCCGCGAACGCCGTAGAGCCGAGTCGGCCGCTACCAGCGTATAGGTTGTTCACGTTCTGCAGCGCGCGGGTTGCAGCGTCGTCAACAGCAGTTTCGAGGTAGGGCGTCACTTCGCGGGTCGTGAAATCGCGGAATATGTCGTTCGCGATGTTTTGCTGGCCCATTAGGCCGCCGAGTTCGCCGAGGTCGGTGGTCGCGGCTTGCGCGTCCTGCAGTAGCCCGGTGTCGGCGCGGCTGCCAATCATGCCCTGCAGCTGGCCCACGTCGGCTTGGCGGCCAAGCATGCCCATGATGCCGCTGGTGTTGATTGCACGGCCCTGCAGCGCTTCTAGGTTAGACGTGTCAATGGTCGGCAGCGGTTCGTTCTGCGTGCGCTCTACAAAGTCGCGCGTCATGTCGAAGAACCGTTCCTGGTCGCGGTTGGACTCTGCTACGCGCGGGCCGGTGTAGACTAGCGGCTGCTGTGCTTGCGCTTCACGGAACGTCTGCTGAATTTGGTTCTGCACAAATGCAGGCGCGGTGCTGCGCGTCGTCTCGATGGACGTCGTCTGCGGCTGCCTTCTATTACGTCTGTTGCCCTTGCCTAGACTCACGGCGTAGTTCCTTGTGATAGGTCATGTACGCCGGTTCCCAGCCGTCTCGGGCCAATATCCGCCCCCATGCGGGACGGCCAAAGCCTTCGATAAGGTCGCAATCACACCGGCGTGCGTGCTGTTCTATTTTTTGGAAAGCCTGCTCGACCCAACGGCTTAGCTCTGAGCCGCCGACCAAATCGACAGCGAGGGCGTTGCGGTTCGGGTAGGAACCCAAGCGCGTGGTATACGCAGCGACGATTGTACCAGAAGATACGTTTGTAACAACCCAGACTAGGTACTCGCCTTCAAGCGCAGCGGCGGCGACTTGCTCTAGGGTAATGCGGCCATGGCAGACGTCGATTGCGCGCTGCAAATGCGGAGCGACCAAGCCCCATACGGACGGCAGGACGTCAGGCCGTACCGGCAGAATTTCGTACTTTGTAACGGACGTATTGTTGCTGCCGGACCGGTTCTTTGAACGTGATCGTGCAACGGCCTTCCGCCTGCTTCGAGACCGTGGCGTCCCTGGTGTCTGCTGTGACTTTGGCGATTTCGATGCGGCTTGTGTTGGTAATGTCGGGGTCTTTGATTTGGACATACGAGGCTCCGGGGATCACGGGGAAACTAACCCAGCACGGCATATGTAAGCGTTCCTGCTGCTGCGGTTGCAGACGCGAACGTGACGACGAACTGGCCGTCGCTGATCGCAACCGTAGCGTCACGGGCGTCTGTGGAAGTCGGGACTATCAGCACGGCCGAAGCGGCGGTGACTTGCGTGTCCGTTACGGTGGTGGTCGTGTCGCCAAGCAGGTAGCTGTGCGTGCCAACGCAGGCCAGCTTGCCGTCGAGGGCTTGATTGACAGCCGTAGCTACGTCACGCGGCGACCCGCCCTGCGGTGGCAGCTTGTTCGCCTGTAACGTCATCGGCGGCCCTGCGCGGTAGCGTCGAACGAGAAACCATGCGCTTCGGACCAGTTGCCCGAGGCAAGGAACTTGAGCGCCATGTACCGGCCAGCTTTGCGCAGCGGTATGATGTTTGCGCTGTTGACTGTAGCGACCTGTCCGAAGATCTGGCTGTCCACCTGTCGCGTGCGTGCCGATACCTGCGCGCGGATTTCTGCGTCGGCAGCGCCGTCGATATGCGGAAACACCGACCGCAGCATAGCGTGCCGTGTTTCGACGGGTTCAAACTCACCGGTCTGTACGGTCAACGGCAGCGGTGTGCCGGACAACGTGGACAGCACCGTGCCGTCGGTCGTGTCCTGCGCCAACGCAAGGATGGACTGGCCGCCCTGATACGCCGCGCTGTCGAACGAGATGGTCAGGCTGTCAATGCCGCCGCCACGGGTCAGGACGGTGTTGCCAGCGCGGTCTTGCACTTCGGTGCCGTCGCGGGCGAAAATCGTTGCAGACGCGTCGGTGTCGAGGGATTCCAGCGTCCGGCCAACCTGCCGCGTGACGCCCACGGTGGTGTGGTCGATGCGGGCCATGCCCCACCGGTCCAGCGTGTAGTCGTAGACCAGAAGCGTGTCGTTGGTATCGGTGTCGGCCGACTTGCTGCCATAAGACCAGACCACAAGGCTGCGCACTGGGTCGATGGTGCAGGCGATGCGTGATGCCGCGTCGCGGTCGAAGTCGCTGAAAAAGAAGTCGTTGACCCGCTGCGCGCCGATGTTTGCGACCTGCCCACCTGCGTAGCGGTGGAAGCCGTCTTCGGACAGGTAGTATACTTCGTCGGAGCTGCGTGCGGCCACGGACCCCGGAAAGTCGCAGCCGAGGTTGCTGACCTTGTCGAACGTAAACACCAACGGAGCGCCGACGTACTGCATTCGCAGCAAGCCTTCGCGGGTCAGGACCAGCCCAGTTTCGCCGCCGACCAAGCCCGTGACTTCCGAGGCGTCTGCGATGATCTGGGCGTCGGCTTGGTTGCTGCCGATGGTCCAGCTGTCGCCGTCGTCAATCTGTGACCAGCGTACTTCGGCTTCGGAGTTGCTGGTATTGGCGCAAACAAGGAAGCGGCCGACTACGGCCAAGTGTGTTGCGTTGGGCGTCGCCGTGCCGCTGGACACTGCCGACACTGCGGCCGGTGCTGCGGTGCCGTCGCTGGGGAAGCGCTGTAGCGTTACAGACGAACCGCCTGCTGCGTACACGTAGCGCGTGCCGCCAGTCGTAGCGAACTCGACGAACTGCCAACGCGGGATATTGGTGTATGTCGGGTCGCTGCCGGTGAACTCGGCGAACTTGGACTGCAGCGTGTCAAACTTCAGCAACCGCGATGCCGTGCCGATATAGGTGCGCGCTTCGATGTCTGCGCCCGTGACTTCGACCGTGCTGTAGATGCCAAGGATTTCGGGGATCGCCGTAGTCGTGCCGCCTGTGACCTGTTCCGGGGCCGTGGTGGCCGTAGCGCTGGGAACGGCCGAGAACCCACGCGTGGTCGGAAACCCGTTGATCAGCGCTTTTGCGCCGGGGTTGTTAAGCGACGGCTGGTCGGGCAGCCACTGGCCGAAATCGACCGGCACTAGAACACCGCCTGTTCATTGCGGCGGCGAACCTGCAAGTCCGCGTTGCCGTAGCGTTGCTTGTCGCTGTCGCGGTCTATTTCAGCGAGGCAGCGGGTAAACTGCGCGTCGTGATACACCGAGCGCTGCTCATCCTGCAGAAAGTCGAACGCCTGCTTCAGCGTGCCGTGCAGGTAGCAGTCACCGTGGCGGGTCAGCAGCGTGTTACTGGTTGCGCTGTCGGACAGCTGCGCCACGCCTTCGTTGTAGATTAGCTCCAACGTCAGGTTCGCGCTGGGTACGGCGGCGAGCTTAATGTTGTTGGCGACAATCGTGTAGAACTCGGTCTGCGTCTGGCCCGCGTCGCGGATGCGTAGGTCGAACTGCGACGGCGTCAGGTACGACAGGTTCGTCCGCGTGCCGTCGGCGTCGATTTTCGCGACTTCGCGGATACTGCGCAGGTCGGTGGGCAGCGCCGTGGTTGTAGCGTTTGCGGTTACAGCCAACTGGGTTGTGGTTTCCAGCAGGGCAATGTCGAGTTCGCGGGACATACGCTGTTCTGCGAGCCGGACGAACGTGCGGATTTGGGTGGTCAGGTCGTCCCTAGCCAAGAAATCAGCGACGAACGACTGCAGTTCAGCGTAGGTGTTCATATCGTGCCTTCCGACGTCCTAAAGAACCGGTTGTCGTAGTCGTTAAGCCAAGCCTTCCAGAAACGCGGGTTTTCTTTCGGCGTGCCGTGTTTCCCGACGAGGTCGTAGTAGAGCGTCGAGGGTATGTCAGCGACGTGCTTCATATGCCGCTGGGTGTTGCCAATCATGGACTGCTTTTCGGCGTTCCGTAGGTCACGGTTTGCCGCCAGCAGCGGATCGACTTTCTGGATCGTGAAAATGTCGGTTACAAAACCTTTGTCATCTTCACGGACTACCGTCTTTTTCTCGGTAGTTTCGCTTAGGGTTTTGACTGTCATTTTGTAGAGAACGGGGCGACCACTACAGCCGCCCCGCCCGTCCCCCGATTAGGAAGTAGTCAGCGAGTAGATTGCGCCGTGTGCGCGTGGAGCCGAAATTTGCATCGAGAACTCGCTAAGGACGAAGCCGCGGGTGCTGTCGCCTTCTTTTGCGAGGTCTTGCTTGATGAAATCACGACCCGGCAGGGTCACGTATTCTGCGAACTCTGGGTCCAGCAGGTATACGCGTTCGTTAGGCATGAACCGGTCAACAACTGCTTCGAGCTGGCCGAAGTCGGACAGGAACACAGACACAGCCGAGACAGCGGTTGCCGCCTTTGGCGTGGTCATGTTGACTTGGTTGTTGATGGTGTCGTTGTTGGTGATGGTTGCGCTGCTGAACTTACGCTTTTGGATCGGAGACATGACCATGAGGGATGGGTTGCCGCCGTCTTCAAACGCAGCCTGCATAACGGTTTCCAGCAGGTCTACAGACAGAGCGCGCGCCGTACCAAAGTCGTCCGAAGTGTCAGCCGGGGAGTCGGCGTCTGCTACGGGCAGGTTGGTGCCGTTCGCGGAGAACGAGCCGGTGCCTTCTGCGTCAGCTGGCAGGCTGGTGTTCTGAATGAACGACGACAGGGTGCCACACTTGCGGTTGCCCGAAGTGGACTTGGCTTGGTCGCTGGTCAGGATTTTTTCGATGTCGCGACGCAGGGTGATACCGGCCAGCAGAGACTGGTACGCGGATTCACGTTCACGGCCTGCGGTGTCAACAGCGTCAATGGTATCGCTTACTTTGAACGCCTTGAACGCAATCTGCATTTGGTTCTGCAGACGGGTCGTCAGGTTGTCATCGTAAGACGAAATGGTAGCGCCTTCGGCCTGTGCGTTGGTCGCGTCAGCAGCGGCCAGCTCCTGCACCTGCCAATCGAACAGCGTGTTTTTGCGAGTGCCTTTTTTCAGCGAGGACAGTACGGGAACCTCGTCTGGGTCGATACGATAAATTACGTCGGCGAGGGATTCCCGTGCGCCAATCGCATTTGCGGTGGATACAACAGCCATTGTAATGGCTCCTTTCGCGTATTAGCCCCGACGGGCTACAAGCGCGTCCAGAGCATCATTGAATTTGCCGGTCTTGCTGAGTTTCTGCATCGCTTCGCGTTGGCGTTTCGACTTTGCAGGCTCTGCAGCGACAGGCGCTTTACGTTTCACAACTCGCGGCGCGGTGCGCTTCTGCTTCGTGTCCGTGGCTCCCTGCTGCATTTGCTGGTATTGCCAAGCAGCACGAAACACCGGCAGCATCCGGGCGTCGTTAAGTTGATTGATTTCTTCGGCGGTAAATCCTGCGGCGAGGGCCGTGTCTACGATACCTTGTCGCTCGCGATTTAACGTCTCTGGGTCAGACCACTCAGGCATTAGTTCCATCGCGCGCTGGGCCTGGTGTTGGACCTGCTGCTGGAACGCTTCTGCCTGCTGCTGATGGATTTCCGCGAGCTTTTGCTCCCGTGCTTCCTGCAGGCGTTTGATCTGTAGAAGAGCCTTTGGATCGGCTTCGCTCAACTGGGCTTCTTGCTCTGGTGTGAGCTGGCTCGCGGCTTGAACGGCCTGTAGTTCCTGTTGCATTTGCATCAGCGTTTGCTGGTAGGTCTGCAACTCGGCGGTCATCTGGTTTTGCAGGTCACGCGCTTCTTTGACCCGTGCTTGGGCCTCTTTGAAGCGGTTCTCTGTTGCCTCCCTTTTTTGCACATTTTCGACCACATCGTCAATGGCAAGGGTACGCTCTTCGCCGTCCACCACGACCCGCATCTGCCAAGTGCCGTCTTCGGCTTGGATCAGCCGTTCGGGTAGTTCTACGGTGTCTGGCTCTGCCGAGGCTTCAGCCTCAACTTCTTCGGTCTGCTCCGGTTCCTCAACGTCCTGCGCAGCAGTCTCGACTGGCGCATCTTCCTCCAACGCTGCCGGTTCGACCTCTGCGGGCGGCTCGACTGGCGTTTCTGCCGGTGCTGCGTCCTGCGTCGGTTCATCTGTTGGGGCAGTGGCGCGGATCAGGTCCAGCGCTTCGGTCATGCTTAGGGTGTTGTCGCTCATTTTTTGGGTGCCTTATCGTCATGCTCTAATTTAGCTATTCGATTTTCGAGTTCACGGCGGATTGCTTTGATCGCGGTTATCGCGTGATACGCCTCTCTACGGGCTTCATCGTCCGCCGCAGACGACGATTCAAAACGCGCGATTGCGCGCTCCCGCATGATGCGTTCGATTTCTACCCAGACGTCGCTGCGAAGTAGCTGCTGCGCGCCCGCTACAAACTCGCGCTCGTTCATGCAACGCCTGGAATATTCGTAGATACGGCCGCGTCGCCCATGGCGAGTTTCGCGCGGCGAAGTTCAAGCTCGACCGACATTTCCTGCTGCTTGAGGGCCAGTTCGGCTTCGAGCTTTTCGCGTTCCAACTGGTGGTCGGCGATCTGCTGTTCGCGCTTCAGCTGGATTTCCGCCTCGAACTCAGCCCGGCGCTGGGCGACTTCCGGGTCTTCCTTGGGCGGCTGCTGCGCCTGCATCTGACGGAACTCTGCCAACTGCTGGTCGGTCGCGAACATTGTATCGACGTCTTTGATACCCGCCATCATGCCAAGCCGCCGTACCGTGGACAGGTACTGCTCCACCGACACGACCGGGTTTTCGAGGCCCAGTTCCTGCAGGATTTCGCGCTGTAGCCCAGCGATCTGCTGTAGTGCGGACATGCGCTCTGCGTCGCGGCCGGTGCCAAGCCCAACGTCGATGTCTACGTCAAACGACACGTCAATGCTGGCCGGGTCAATGGCTTCAAACATGTCGCCGCCTACGCGGACCTGCTGCGGCCCGTCGAGGTGCTTGATCGCCAACTGCAGCAGCAACTGCGCCATGGGCCGGATGCCGGTTTCGGCGATGGTCCGCGCGATCATAAGCGCTTTGGCCTGTCCGCCCTGTATCGCGGCGTTTACGCCAGCTGCGGTCGTGGACTGCAGTGCGTCCGGGTCGAGGTGCAGGTTTTTGCTGCCGGTGCGCTGGTCGCGAACCTGATCCATGTAGTTAAGCAGCGACATGCCTTGCGGGCCAACCTGCGGCACTGGCAGCGGCTGCACCATGCCCGGCGCGTCCATGCGCACGATACCGCCGGGGCGGGACTGCAGCATGTCGTCGAGGTTCACGCGGCCTTCTACAACCGCGACACGGGCGTCGTTGGTCAGGTACAGGTTGTCCAGCACGCCGCGCAGGGCGACGGACTTCACGCGCTGAATGTCCGTGACCATTTCCGCGACGCTGCGGCCAACAAGCCGGTGCGGGACGCGGATCGGGGTCGCGCATACGAACGGAGCGTTGTCTACAGGCTCGACGTCCAGAACGTGGTTGGACTGGCCGATGGTCAGCACCTTATGCAGCGTCGGAATGCCGGTTTCGTGCATATCCAGCGGCATGTAGGATTCGACAACGCGGACCAGTTCGTTGTTGCGCAGGGCGTAGTTGTGCGTGCTGCCGCCGTCGATTTCGTCGTGGCGTACTTGCGTTTCCTGCTCGTCGAAGCCTTCGCCAAGGCCAACGTGGGCCTCAACCTCGTCGCGGTCGTAGCCCTGCGAGACAAGGTCGCCGACGGTCTGGTAGGTCCGCATAGCCAAGAACGTGGCGTCTTCGACCGACGTGGCCTGCGGGCTGAACAGGAAGTCTTCCGGGGCGACGTTCTCGATCTTAATGCGGCTGTCCCGGCGGGTGCGGCGCAGCTGTACGTCAAAGGTTTCAAACAGTGCTGGTTCGGCGTCTGTGCTGATCGACACGGCTTCCAGCACTTCGACGTCTGGATCGTCAGCCAATGCAGCCACGTCGAGTTCGGTCAGCCCTTCGTAGGTTTCGACCGCGTAGGTGATGTCGGTGTCAAAGAACGCGCGCGCTACGCCGGTCTTATACAGCAGCGCGTCTTTAATCAGGTCGCTAAGGATCAGGTAGCCGTTGTTCTGCGAGGCAAAGATGCTGTTGACCAGCACGGTTGCAGCTTCCGCTTTGCTGGCGTCGTCAGGGTGCCGTGGCAGGAAGCGGAAGATTTCGCCGGAGCGCATGAACACTTCCAGCAGCGACGACATAAGGTGTTCGACCACGTCCGCCACTTCGGTCGCCACGATAGACGACTTGCCGTCCGGCACGGTGTTGAACTGCTTGCCAAGATAGAACTCGGTCGCCTCAATGCGATCTGCGGACAGTTCGCTGTCGCTGTAGCCTATCGCGGCGTCAAGTTCAGCGCCTACGCGGGCGCGGATTTCCTCGCGGTCGAGCATGTTAGCCGCAATACTTGCCGGACTTCATTTTGACGCCCTTGGTGCCTTTGGCTTTGGATTTTCCGTACATATCAACAGTTCCACTTCTTGCGTGACCAATAGTTGGCCGAGAATTTATCGGTTGTCCCTTTGATCCCACCGGAGCGGGCGCAGTAGGACGCCTTGCGTTTTGGCTGGTCTTTCTTGATCGACATATTGGGGTCGCCAAAGCGCACCAGCCGGACTTCGTCGCCCTTTTTCGCGGCCACGACAAATTTCTTGGACGAGCCTGGTTCAGCGCGCCGTGGTTTATTGTAACCCTGGAAGGTGATACCGCGATGCTTAATTGCCATAATCAGACGTATTGTTGCCCGTTGTCGTAAGATAATGTCTTACCATAGGAGCGGTGTCTCCCGCTACCCGCCTTGGCTGCTGTGCTGGCAAACGTCAGCATCAGGGCGTCGGCCAAGTCGGGGCTGCGCTGGCCCCGGCGCTTGAGTTCTTCCTTCGACTCTACCTTGAGTTTACCGTTCGACTGGAACTTGAACCGTGGCGCGGTTAGCTCTGCCTGCAGTACGCCGCCGTCTTTGGGCAGGCTGCAATCGCGCTGCTCTAGCCACTCGCGGCACTGGAACCACAGTTCGTCGCGCAGGCGTAGGTACTTCTGTGACAGCGCAGCGGATTCAGCGACGTTGATCCCGCGTACTGGCACGAAGTCCATTTCCTTGAGGCGGTCCACGACGCCAGCGCCAAGGCCAATCACGTCTACTAGGATTTCGGCGGGGCGGTCGTCGTAGCTGCAGGCGTCGAACTCTTCCAGCACGATACCGCAGATTTCCATTAGGTCTTTGCCCTGCCAAGCCTTGATCGGCTCGACCAAGCTGTTGCCGCGTCGTTTGGCTAGAGCAGTCCGGTCGCTGCCATAACGCGCAACGTCGAGGCCCCATACCGGTCGCAGACCCTGTAAAGGTTCCACGTCTCGCGTGAGCGCAGCTTCAACCAAGTGTAGGGGTATGATCGTGTCATCGTCCGCCTCGGGGAACAGCCCGTAGACGCGGACCCGCATCTGGTTGGAATCCTCGCCGTACTGCTCGCGCATTTCTTCGATAAAGCCGGGACGGACGTAATCGGCGTCGGCGCACGACACCGTCATCGTGGCCCAGCGATCTGCGTTTTTGTTGAACGCGTCGTAGAAATACCCGCTACTACGGGTCGGGTTGCCACACATGACGATTTTTGCGCCCGGCGTGGATAGCGACCCTTGCCCGACTTCAAAGATAATATCAGGAATGCCCGACGCTTCATCTAGGATGAACAGCATGTTTTCGGAATGAAACCCTTGCAGAGATTCAGGGGAATCCCGCCGACTGGTGCGAGCCACTGCGTAGGATTCGCCGCCGCCGCGTAGCGAGATTTTGTCGCTGCGGAACTCCAGCTGCTCCTTAAACGCGGGGTGCATCTGCCGCGCCCAGCGCGCTACTTCGGGCCACAGCACGTCGCCAAGCTGGCTGGCCGTGTTGGCCGTACAGGCCGCTTTGACCGGATAGTGCGTACACAGCCACCACAGCAGCACCCACGACAGGAACGCCGTCTTGCCAACGCCATGCCCCGACTTGATCGCTACGCGGTCGTTGTCGCGGATCGCTTCTAGCGCCTCGCGTTGCCACCGCTGCGGGGTCGCGCCAATGATGGTCCGCACAAACAGCGCTGGGTCTTCCCGTAGCCGCAGCAGGGCGCGCTGTTCGTCGGTCAGCTGATCCAGCGCTGGCAGCGCGGCGTCCGGGGCGGCCGGGGCGGCCGGTACAGGCGCAGGAGCGGTCGGCTGTGCGGCGGCTTTGGGTTTGCGGGGCTTGCGGGGTTTAGCCATGGCGGCGGACCTCCGGTAAAAAAATGCCCCGACGGCCAATGTGGGAACCGCCGGGGCCAGTGCAGCAGCGTTGAACTTGATGGGAGGACAAGTCGGGCCGCAGACGCGCAGACAAGAGAGATAACGGAGGAAAGCTCAGCGCGTTTTCGTGGTGTACCAACTTGTGGTGGGTAACGTCAAGCATTCTTTTTCGGGCCGTATCCGTTGCGCTCTGCCCAGGCGACAACGTCCGCCTCGCAGTAGTGGACCGAAGAGCGGTTGTCCTTAATCCGTGGTAGCGGGTCGTGCCTGCGGGTCGCGAGCCTGTTTAGCGACTGCGGATACGTGCCAAGGTATGCCGCCGCTTCGGGGCTGCGCCAGTTGTAGGCCTTGTCGGCGCGGATGACCTCGGGGTACGCCGGGCGTGGGCCGGGACGCGGTACGTCGCCAACGAAGAACGCGCGGTAGTGCTGGTCCACCCAGTCGATGTAGTACACGCGCTCCTGCGGCGACAGTTGGTGGAACGGTTTGTGGAACGCTGGGCGGGCCGGTCTATTCGCCATGGCGTAGCAGCTCCGATAGGGCCAACGCGTTCCATATCACGGCGTCGTCGTGGCAGATGTCGCCCCATTGCGTCGGCTCGTCGGCGATCACGTCGTCGCACAGCTCGAACGCATGGCGCAGCAGCGCGTCTTTGTAGCGCGCGGGGTCCGGTACGTTGCGCCAGTTGTCACGGCCGTACTGGGCCGCTCCGTGGTCGTTGCGCCAAATCGTGCGCAGGAGCGCGTCGCGCCCCGGCAGGCGGACCAGGCCGGACCATTGCGGCTTGTCGGCGTCGTTTTTGCGGAAGGTCGTCATGGGGCGCGCTTAGCCAATGCGTCGTCAAGTGTGTGGATGCTGTCGGATAGGTTTGCGATGACGCGCTCCATTGCGAGCTTCGCGTGTTCGGGAGGCAGCTCAAATTGGCCCAAGCGTTTGTAGCGTCCGTTCGGGCCGCGGGCGGTGAGGCTGAACCGGATGTCGTGGGCGTCGTCGTCCCAATGGAACGCTTCCCACGCGGCGTCTGCGTTCTCGCGCTCGTGTACTAGCTCGTGGCGTAATTCGCGGAGGGTCATCACGGGGCTGTAGTCCTTTCGTAAAATCGCAGGGGGGGGGTGTGGGGGTGTATCAAATAATAAGTACCGGTCGGTCTGCGCGCGACGGGGGGGTCTAGGGGTCGGGGTCGTCGTCCTCTGCCGCCAAGGCGTCCACCACGGCCAGAGCGTCCCTCACGATGTATCGCTTGCTAGTGGCAAGACGCGACTCCACTTTCGGGTCGCCGCTAAGTGGCTGATCTGGCTCGATAAATCCGCGCGCCATATTAGGCTCGATGGGCGGCCGGTGTCCGGTTTCGCGCGCGTCGCCGTCGATCACGCGGCCCAAATCGCGCAGCGCGCCGGTGAGTGAGACGTTTATGTTGGTCTGCTGCTCTGTGCCGCGCCACTGCGGGCCGCCCATGCGCTCAAGCCAGAACTTGGCCGCTGCCGTGTCGCCGTCCTCTGTCGCGCGCTTGTACAGGCTATTGGCAACGCTGGCAGACGCCCCAATCCGCGATCTAGCGAGACTCGCCCGCCCATCAGGTGTGTTTTCGAGCCGCGACTGAAACCGCGCCGACGTCATGCCCAAAAATTGTGCAATCTGTTCCTGCGTACAGCCAACACCGCTTAAACGCTGTGCATCGGCCAGCTCGTCCGGTGTCAGGCCGCCGGGCGGCGTCGCGTTGTCATCCGTCATGGCCGGGCCAGCGCTCCGGGTCGGTGAGTAGCAGCAGGCGCACGGCTAGGGCGGCGATAGCAGGCACCGGCGTTTCGTCTAGTTCCCAGCGCCGATATGTCCGGCCGGTCACGCCAAGCGTTGCGGCCAACTGGTCGCCGGTCATGCCCAGGGCGGCACGGGCCGCGCGTAGTTCTTTCGATGTCATGCCGGGATTATGCCAGAACGTCACGCAAAAGCAATTGATAAAACTGGTAACAAAACTTGTTGTCGGTTAGGGCAATATGTCATATAGATACTGCACACAACAAAACGGAGAAACCGACATGGCTATCAAGGTTCGCATCAAGAACGTCTACGGCAACGAACTTATCTACCCGGTCTGTGAGTACGCCAAGACCTTCGCCCGTATCGCCAACACGAAGACGCTGGCCCACCGTGACATTGAGAGCATCAAGGCCTTGGGGTTCAGCATCCACGTAGAGACGCCTTGCCTTTAACTACCAACAACAACCCGGCGCGCTGGTAACCCGGCGCGTCGCACTGACCAACATGGGAGAATCTGACATGACTACCGATACGCAACTGCAGGACCACTGCAACCATATCGCCCAGCTGATCGCCAACGAGGATTGGACCAACGGCATGACCGCAGCCGACTTCGACAGCGCCGACGAATACGACGAGCAGAACAACGCCTTCAGCTGGATCGCAGACGCGCTTGACGTTCAATGGCTCGTTTCATCCGACCGCAAAGAGATGTTGGGCGCGCGTATCCTCGTTGCCTATGGCGGCCCGAATATTTGGGTCGACACACGTACAGGCCGCGTCGAAGGGCATTGGTGGGGCGAAACTGCCGTCGCTGAATACCCGCAGAACAACGGCGCTGCAGAACTCGACGACGCCTGCGAGACGCTTTTCGCTTGCTAACACTACCAACAACAAACCGGTGCGCCGTCATACCGGCGGCCCGCCGCACCCTGGGAGCAACCGACATGACAACCCACCGGGCCGTTATGGCCGCCTGTACCTGCGCACTGCTGGGCGTGCTCGTTTGGTCGCTGCACGTCTGGGCGCTCACCCCGTACTGACCAAGCAACCAATGGGAGCACCGACAATGACAACCGCACAATTCACCATCGACTGCACCGGCGACGCCTGCACCGGCGACACGATCCTGTTCACAGAAACGGTCTGGGGCGGCAGCTACCGCAAGCCCTACCGCGTCGGCGACCGGACCATTGCCGCCAAGGTGCTGCGCGACAGCTACGGCGCGGCCAAACAGCAGCACACGTTTACGCTTCAAGTGCTGTGGAGCCATGGCGTCGATCCACTAGCGCCGGGCCAGACCACGACCCGCAAGGGCCGCAACATCTACCGCAACGGCACCCGGCGCATGCCATGGGACGACGAGGCAGAACGCCGCCCAGTCCTAGACGACAAGCACAGCCGTGGCGCGTCTGCGCGGCGCGTCCGTGCAATCCGCCGCGACGCAGAAATGCGTTTCTACTGACCAACGACCGAAAAGGACTAAACCAATGAACCTGATCGACAAGATATACACCGACGACAAGGACGCGTTTCTTATGATGAAGATCGACATACCGACAGCCAAGCTGTTGCTTGAGAACATGCGGCACGCGCAAAGGCTCGTCGAGGACCGATTCAAAGCGCTTGCGGCCGAGATGGTCGAAAAGGACGCGGAACCCCGGCCAGAGTTCAAAGGCGGCGATGGCTGCCCTCTAGCGAAGTATGAAAGCGAACTTTGGTTAATGCGGATGAAGGCGCAAGGCGCGGGGAGCGCCGCTTCGGAGCTGGACCACTTCAACGAGGTTTTGTACGGCGCGCTGGAACATTTACTGGAAGACTGGGAAGGCTAAACCAATGAAACGACCAATGTACTGGCTCGCCGATTCCCAAATCCACGGCTATGGCCCAGCGGATGCACAGGGCGACACACACTTGAGCATTTCGCTGGAAGGGCTGCGCACGCTCGCAGAAGTCGCGGCGCGGGGCTATGCCGATATGAAGCGCGTCTGTGACGCCGGGACGGTTAGCGACCAAGACCTAGAGGCGACCGTCGCCGCGCGGCATTGGCGCGACGCATTGCGCGAAATTGCGTACTGGGCCGCAGAGCAGAAACGCCAACAAAACGCGGGTGTCGCGCCCGAATAAGCGACTTAACCACAACTTTTAGGACGAGACAGACAAGACACCTGAGACACCCGAAAAAACGCTTACAGCGGCGTTACCCTATTACTTTTTTCTATTACTAATAAATGGGGTGTCTTAGGTGTCTTGGTGTCTTGTAGCCCATGTTTTCAATGGGTTAGCGAAATAAGGCAGGTGTCTTGAGGTGTCTTGTAGCGTCTCATTCAGCCGCCCAAACGAGACAAACGTCTCAATCTCAACCCCAAAGCGACCCACCGTCCACAATCTCGCCCCGCAGATTGTCGTCGCATTCGTCCGGCACCCCATCGCCCCGCACCCACACCCGCACCTGCTTCCCGGACATATACACCTTTACGTTGCGCCACCCGCCACGTCGCAGCTGTTCGGCCTGCCCGCCACCCCGGAACGACTGCCCCGTGAGATGCCGCACGATGTCCGCCATGGCCTGCCCACGTATCGCCACCGGGCCGGGCCGCTTGTCGGCATGCTCGTTCAGCAGCTCCACGAACGGCGGTACTAGCGATTCCTGCACCAGCGCCTTGTCGGGCGTTTCAGGGGCGCGCAGCGGCAACGGTTCGGCCGCATACGTGCGCAGGTGCGCCGCAATATCGGCCAGCCCTTGCGACGCCTTGCAGAACATCGCGAACTGCAGATAGAAGTCGTCCGGCAACGCCTTGGCCGCTGTGCACACAATCGGGTAGATGCGCCGCTCGTTTGCATCGAAGGGCAGGCCGCCCACGCTGTTGCTGTTGAACCAAAAGCGGTGGTGCGCCCGGACCATCTGTTTGTCGCGGCCCTTTAGCTCCATCATTGTCTGTTCTTCCGTGATCGACGACTTCAACGACTCAAGCGCCGTAAACGCGGACTGCGACACGTCTAGCGTCTCTTGGCAGATCACCAACGACTTCCCCGCCAGCCATCCGTTGAACTTGCCGGTCAGCTGCCCCAGCGTTTCTAGCGAGGCGGTCGCCGGGCCGTAGTGGAGCATGCGCACGGTGTCGGCCAGCAGCGACTTACCGGTGCCGCGTTCCTCGCTGATTAGCAGTATCGCCCAGCGCATGCGCTCGCCATCGCGGAACAGCGAACACGCGATCCAATGCAGCAGGTGGTCCGCCACGTCTTGGCGGTCGCCGCATAGGAACAGCACAAGTTGCCGGAACTTTGCCACGGCCGCGCTGTCCGGGTCGCCAACCGCCGCCCATTCGATTGCGGGATTCGGCCGCCACAGGTTCAGCCGCGCCACGCCGTGTTCATCGCGGCAGATAATCGGCTCGCCAGGCAGCACGTCCGTACCGCGCACAATCGTTTTTTCTGGGTCGTCCTTGTAGCGGTCGATCCATTTAAGCCGCTTAACGTCGCCCTTGTCGGTGAGTTCCGTGTCGTGCCAGTGCCGGTTCACCGTCTCCCACGACCGGTGCGACATGTACTCGCCCGTCCGCGTGTCGATGTAGCGATCATTCCGCGCGTCGAACACTGCGCGCTCTGCCCGCCATAGCTCATACGTTAGCGCGGCGTCCGGTGCGTCCGTGCTCGCTGGCAGCTGGTCGCCGGGCCTGCCCCAGCGCGCCACGGCTGTTTCGATGAACCCCTGCACCTCGCGGGTCGTCTGATCGTAGGTGTAGCCCGGCAGCGTCCATTCCGCAGCCCGCGCGTGGATCTGTTCATCCGGCACGCCACGCTGCACCCAGTGCGCCACCAGCGCTAGGCCGTTGGTGTGCCAGTTCACGCCCTGGCGTATCTGCTGCTCGCACGCCGCCCAGTCCCGGTCGCTAGGGCCGCCACTGCCAGCCGCCTGCAGCGCCATCGCCGCCGGGTCGGCCGGGACAGCCGGTGCCAGCGCAGGAGCGGCCGCCCAACCGGCACGCAGGTCCAGCAAGTCTTCCACGTAATACTCATGCTTCCAGTGCGGGTAGTCGGGCCACGGCTCGCATAGCACCGGGGCCGCTAGGCGGCCGTTGTACGTGCCAGGCAGGCGCAGCACGCGGCTAGGGTTCACGGCAGCGCGGTCCCCGCCCAGCTCGCCCGCTAGGTGTTCGTTCACGCGGCGCACCAGCGCAATGTCGTCCGCTGGGTCGTCCAACCGCCAGTATGCGTGCAGCCCAGCGCCGCTAAACACCACGCTTGACGGCGGCATGGGTAGCGCTGCCAGTTTGGCAACCACGGGCGCAGCGGCGGCACGGGCCGCGTCGGGTGCAGTGCTGGCCTTGTCGTCTTTGGCGATCAGGTCGATGTCCACCCACGCACAGGGCAGCAGCTGCGCGGTGTCGTTACGCACCGGCGCGCGGTCCCGCATGGCGGCGAGGCTATAGGTTAGAAACTGCGGTGTTGCGGCGGTTGCGGGCGCGTCCGGCATGGCGGTCAGTTCGTCAGCCGTGCGCCACGCGCTCCGCTGTGCAGCCGCGCCGTTCGTGAGGTCGCGCAGCTCGATAACCAGCCCGTCGGGAAGCCCGTTCCGCCATAGCTCACGCAGATGCGTGGCGGCGTGTCCCATTAGTCCAGCGTCCTGAAATTCTTGGCCTCGCGGCGCTTGAGCGTCTTAATGATCCGGCGGACCGCGTTGCGTTCGCGCTCCGGCAGCTGCCACCACTCGCGCAGCATCTGCATGCTAATCCGCTGCAGGTCTTTGCTGATCGGGTGCGTCGCTGGGATCGACAGGTCGGCCACCAGCTCGTTCACGCTGCAGTCAAACACCGACGCAATCGCAAGCAGCTGCTCGACGCCCATAGCGCGTTCGCCCGCTTCCCAGTGCCACCAGGTTCGGCCGCTGTAGTCACCCGCACGCGCCGCCGCTTCGCCAGCCGTCATGCCGCACGCGATGCGCTTCTCGCGTATGCGGTTGCCCAGCTCAATCATGTTGGCGGTGCCGCACTTGTCGGCCCAGTGCCGCAGCGCCGGGCTGACCCGACGCGGCGACTCTAGCTTAGAGTTCGTTTTTCTTGGCACGGCGCGACCCTAGAACGGAATCTCGTCGTTCAGCGTGTCGCTCATACCGCCGCCCGGCGACTGCGGCACGGCAACGCCCGACGCCAGCATCGCTTCCGTGTTGGTCCCCATGGGCCTTGCGGCAGGCGCGGCTTCCGGCAACAGGAACGGCGCTGCGGTGTTCGGGTCGCACGGAATGCGGCCAACCAGCGGCTCCACGATCCCGGACAGGTCCGGCGCGTCGGGGTTAAGTGCCGCCTCGCCGGTCGGGTCAACCAAGCCTTTGAACGTCAGGGTCGGCACCTTCACGTTGCCACCAGCACGCGTCTGGATCGTGCTTGGCTTATCGAGTTCCCAGACCGGCGACCAGTCCGCCGCGCGGAACGTCCGGCCCATGAGCTGCTTTACGTTCTGCATGGCCTGCCGCAGCTGGATATTCGACGTTACCGTTGAAGTCGCGAACGTAGCCTGGTGCCACTGCCCTGTTACGAACAGCATGCCGTCAATCGCAAAACCGTCCTGCCAAGCTGGCGCGCCGCTGGCACGATCCGGGTAGCTGGTCAGGTTCGTCGGCAGCCGCTGGCCGAGGCCAAGATATGCTGCGTGTTCCTCAATCGGCGCGGGCTGGTCGTCGCTCCAAGCCGTCTTCGTTTGCCGGAACGTCGGCAGCGCGGCGCAGAACAGGCTGCCCGTGATGTCCACTTCTTCGTCGCCGGTCAGCGGGCGGCAGTACCAACTGCCCTGTTTGAACTTTACAAACGGTGGGCGTTCCGCCGGGCCGCTGTCGAGGAAGTCGAGGTTAAAATCATCCAGTTTTGCTAGTTCGCTGTTCATCTGTTCAGTCCTTGTTTTCGGTAACAGTTAAGCGCGGGAACCCGTTGCCCCGGCGCATGTAGGGGCTGAGGTCCAGCCCATCCGCTTCAGCCGCTTCGCGGTCGAAACTTTCCCGACCTTTCGTCACGCTGTAGCGAATCTTGTAGCCCGGCGTCTGCGCGACGCTCGTGCCGTGTTCTTCGAGGATGTTCCGTATCCGGTCGCCCAGCGCTTCCTTGCTTCGCTTGGCTTCCGCTTCGGTTATCGCGGCCGTCACGCGGTCCCGCGCCAGGTCGTCTAGCTCGTCCAGCAGGTCCGCCGCCATGGCAGGCTTGTCCGGGTCCAGCGCTCCAATCGTCGCCGCCCGTTCGGCCGTGCATTCGTCACGCAGCTTGCAGTCGGAGCATTCCGCCCCGCCCGCTGCCAGCCCTTCGGCCGGTAGGTCGCGGTAGGTCTTTGCGGCATGGGTCAACTGGGCGCGGCGCAGCAGTTCACGCGCCACGACCGGGTCGCGGGGTATCTCGAATATCGTGATGTCCGCGTAGTCGCTGGCGTCCACGTAGATCAGCAACGCCCGCTGCGGCTTGCTGTGGTCGAGCCTATGGCACAGCTCCATACCGAATTGGCACTGCGCGACGTGGGCGGGTTTCGGGTCGTTCAACACCACGCGGGGGTCGATGGACTTAATTTCGAGGTACACGACTTCGCCGGTGTCGCCGAGGCGCATGAACCCGTCTGGGGTGGCGCTAATCCGCAGCGCTTCATCGCGGAGGGTTTCTTGGCGGTCGCCTATCGCGGTGAACCAAATGTCCTGCTGCTGGATCACGCGGAACTCGCGCTCGATACGCGCGAACACCTTGCAGAGCCATTCTTCCATCGTGTCGCCGCGTACCGTGAAACCGTTGCCGGTCCATTCCGCCGCGTCGCGGGTCTGGCTGAATTTCAGCGCGCGTTGGCACCGGTAAACCGTGGACGCGCTGACGTAGGCGTTGCGGTCGTGCTCCCAGGTCTTCGGTGTCGTCAGGTGCGCGAGGATTTGTTCCCTAAGCCAAGCTCCTGCCATGTGAGGCGCGGCCAGCTTCGACCCCAGTTCCGTAGACATTCCTGCGTCTCCTCTAGCGACCGCGCCATGGCCCAATAGCCACCGGCGGCTTGGATGATTTCGCCAACCACGCGCTGTTCGGGAGACAACCGACCCTTCGCGGCTTTCAACTCAATGCAGAGCAAATCGCCGCCGTGCAGGATCGTAATATCGGGCCAGCCCTTGCGCAGCCCGTGCCGCTTAATCGTCTGTTGCGCCTTCCAGCCTCGACGGCCTTCGTTCACGACAGATGTCCAAATCAGCGGCTCTCCCAATTCGCGCTCAACGAAACGCAGCCAGTCGGCGACTTCGGTGTGAATATGGCTTTCCGACTGCGTCATGGGGGCGGTTCATAGCGCAGCTAAACTACAAATGCAATATGAGTATGCGGGTTATATTGACTTTCTGCACCTCACGCCGTACTGTCCCCGCACAACAACGGGGAGCGGCCAATGAGACGCCACCTATTGCCAGCCGCCATCGCCATTGCAGGCGCTACGGCGATCAGCCAAGCCTACGACGCGCTGGCACAGCAACTCGCCACGCCGCCGGAGCACTGGCTTCCGGAACTACTGAGCGCGGGACCAGAATCAGCATTTTGGCTTTACGTCGGTGGGTTGGCAGCGGGCGGCAACGCCACGTATTTCGCCGCGACCGGCGAACCGCTGTACTGCGATGCGCACCATATGGACGAGGTCGAACGCACGCGAAACGTGATCCTCGATTTCATCGTCCACATCGAACTGAACGAATACGCGATCCTCGAAGCGGTCGTCCCGGCGGCCTTCGCGGTGGCCTATCCGTGCGCAGGAGCGGCCGGGGGTGCGCTGTGACCCCACGCATCGCCAACAGCACCGACCCGCTCGTAACCCGCCTGCGCAAGTACATTGCCGCCAGCGACGCCGCACAGCAGCCCGTCGAAAACGTCTGCCCTGCCATCGAAGCGGAAATCGCAGGAGTGCTTGATTATGCGCGCGGCACTGATATACCCGCCCGCGAACTGCTGGTGCTCGAACTGCACGCCCGGTCCCGCAGACCTTTGGTAGCTGCGGCGATTAACGGGTTTCGTGATTTACCGGCTGGTTCTTAGGTATTTTGTTGACGTGTCACGCTGCCACGACTAAATATTGTTTTGTGTGACGAAGAGAGCGGCAAAACGCTCCGTGATCACTGCAACATATTGGGAGTCACTTCTATGGCATACGACCAGCAACGTGCCGCTGCTTTTGCGGCTCGCCTCAAGCGCATCATGCGTGACCGCGATCTCACGCAACTGCAAATCCAACGCAGCACCGGACTGTCGCAGCAGGCCATATCTGGCTGGGCGCGCGGCCTGCACCTACCACGCGGCCGTAGGCTGCAAACGCTCGCGGACTTCCTGCAGATGGACCCGCGCGAACTCTGCCCCGAATCCTTCGATGATACGGTGGTTTCTGTCGCGACCAGCAGCATCAATTTTCAGCCCGTAGACGGCCAGCCAGGGTGGTTCATCCTGCGCATCGGCGGCATGCCGGTGGACGACCA